CATTGCAACATCATATGTATTTACATCAATATTATCTAATTCATCTTTTGTTAATATTACAGGTTGTCTGCTACTTTGATTAGGACATATTCTAGCATAAGATTCATATTTTCCTTCTTTTTTTACACGGAATAATGTAGGTTCAAGTTTTTTCATTTTATCAAAAAATGTATTTCCACCAACCATTAAATCATCATCATCATCATCATCAGAAAATAAAAGAGCATTGTTACTTGTCTCACTTGCATTATCATCACTTTCATCACTTTCATCGTTTTCATCATCATAATCATCATAAAAGATAGCTTCATTTTGTTGTTCCTCTGTAATATTATTAAATACATTAGTGTTAATAAGGTTTCCATCTGTAGTAATAACATTATCGTGTTCGTTAATAGGTTCTTTTTTAGATGATTTTGAGAACTTAGATATAAGTTCTTCTTTACTAATATTAGATTTATCAGGGAATTGTGTTATTAGTAAGAAAACCTCAAAATAAGTCTTAATAATATCAATATAATTAATAGAATCAATTTGTTGAACTTCAATAATAATTTCAGGTGTAGCAAAAGCATTAGATGTTTTAATAGAACAAGGAAATCCAGGATTTTCCGCAATATCAATAGATTTATTAACATAATTACCATTAATAACGATATGGTTATTTAAATAAGTAGTAATATGTTGATTAATTTCTTGTTCTGTATATGAAAAATTATTGCTAAGAGCTTTTTTAACTTCATTCAAATCATTAGTACTTTTATATACATATGTAATAACAGAATTAACTGCATTCATTTCTTTATAATTTTCAACACGTTTATATCTAAGAATTGCACCTTTATTAACGTCAGCCTTATAAATATGAAAGATATTAGATAAGATAACAGTTAAATCATTAGATTTGATAGTTTTATTTTCTTTAATTTCACAAGTAAAATTTAAGTTGTTGTATTCAATTCTTTCATCATAGATATCTTTAAACAAACTGATGCTGTATCCAGATGATTCAAGTAAGTTATTAATTTTATCTAAAACAGGGTTAATAGTTTGAATTATTATATTATTTAAATTATTTACAGATAATCCAATTTTAGAATCACCTTTAACCATAATGTTACCATTGTGATTAATATATAAAAATAAAATTTCTTTATTTTTGTGAATAGTATGGTTAATAACAAAGATAAGTTGTCTATTTTTATTATGTAACTTAGTATAATTAATAATCTGTGTTCTAGATAATTCAGGTATTTTTTTACCATCTTTTGTTTTTTTTGTAGAATACAGCCTGTATATAGGTTCTCTTCGAGAACCCGGATTATATTTAATAAGTGGAATTTTGTCATTAGTATGTAATTGTTTAAATACGATATCTAATGGAAAAATAGTTTTAGAAACAGGGTGTAATGTGAAATGAAAATCAGTAATACCTATATTATTGTATGGTAATTCAGTATTTTTTGAATTATATATATTATAAAAACTATCAATGTTCTCAAAACTTTGTAATAATGTAGGTTTAATATGTTGTTTAGTATCTTTTACAAGTGTAGCTTGTTGTTGATTTAAATCATCAACCGATAATATGCCTTTATTAGCAAGTAATGGGAAATATAATTTATAAAAATAATCACTAACAATAGAATTACGTTCGCTATATAATGAAACATCTTTAGCTAAGGTAACATATATGGTATTATCAATAATATTTCCATATGATAATAATAAGTGATTCTCAAAACTTAATAGCAAATTATTATTAGATGGTTGATAAATAATAGGATTATTATGAATAACATTATATGGATTAGCAGAGAACAAAAAATTTCTGTTGTTTGAGAACTTTCTGCCAATTGGTATTGAAATTTCAAAATTATTAGTGTAATTAACCATACCTTTTTGAAAATCTACAAAGCTAATTGTATCCTTTTTTAAATTAAGAAAATACTCAATAGTATTTTTATCATTAATTCCCAAGTTAATTAAAAGTTGTCCGATAACAGAAGTAGATAAAGGTTCTGTATCTTGATTTGTAATTTCCATATAAATTTGGTGTAAGTGTAAATTAATTTCTTTTTTGGAGAACATGTAAAGTTCTCCATAAGACAATGTAGAATCGCCAATTTGGTTAATAATTTTTTTCTTAATATGGTTAATAGAATCATCAGGATGAATTTGCATAGTAGATGGTATTATATCAAGATCAATAGATTGGTAATGTAATTTTTCATAATCACTAAATATATCACTATTTTTGTTAATAGGTTTATTACTGCCTTGAAATACAATTAATTTACTAATGACATTGTTATCATTTAAAATACAAACCTTGAAAATCTTATCCATATGTATAGTATCTTTATATTGTATAAGTGACGTGACTGTGTCTTTTGTTTCCATATATACAATTGTTTATAAATTATATACCTATTTTTATACATATATAATTTATTTAAGGTTCTCCAAATTAAGCATCATAATATGGATTATCATGAATTTTCATACCGCAATATTCTTGTGGTTCATTTTTATAATCAATAGGATTATGAATACCAGCTTCTTTTGCTTGTTCTAATAAAAATTTAAAGTTCTCCCAGAATTCACTTTTATGACCTACTGATTTTGTCATAACGTGTGATAGTTCGTGTATAGCAACAAAAGTTAATGTACTTTCATCAATTAAGTTTTCATTTTCTCCTTTTTTCTTATTTAAACAGAATGCTATTTTTTCGCCTTTATTTTCACTATATGCTGTAAATTTACTAGTTGGTAATGTTTCCATAATTTTTTTAGGGTTAAATCCGGTATATAAACGTTTAACGTTTTCCTTGTCTGGAAATTTATTATAAACATAATCAACTAATTTCTTACATTTATCTGTAATTTTTGCTAATAAATCAGCAGCATCTTGTATTTTTGTTCTCTCTCTTACACAATATTCATTGCCGTTTACAGTTGAAACTATGCATTTTAAATCAAATTCACCATAATTATCAAAGTAGACATATAGGCAAGCAATTAAAACTACAGCTGTAGCCAAATATCCTAAAATATCATATTTATTCATTGTTATATAATATGATATGAATAAAAAGTTATCTCATAATTATATTGTCTTGTATAATTCATTGTATAAATAAATAAACATAACAAATAGTAAAAAAATAATATTAAAACTAATAATTGAGAACTTACTAAAACTATGAATAGATAATGTAAATAACATAGCAAAAATAGTAGTTAAAATTCCATATAATCCGTGTTTGGTTACATCAATTGCTGCTTGCTTGCTAGTTTTCCAAGAAACATATAAAATATAGAAATAAAGGATAGGCATACCCCATAAAAAAGCTATTATTTTTATATATTCAGGATATGATTCATAATAAGATGCACCATATGAAAATGCAGCAGTAATTAGCCCGCCGCAAATAAATTCAGTTATATAATACATATAATCTTATATAATTAATAGATAAAAAAGTTCATTATATAAATATGATAGAATGAAACTGTATTAGTTAATCACTTAATTGCTCTTGCAACCAAGTTCAAGGGGAACGCGAGCAAAGTCAGTTTCGATAGTGCTTTGGTTCCATGGTCCAACTTCAGCCTTAGTAATAATAGGGTCAGAACGAAGTTGTAAGTTAGCATTGCGAAGAGTTTGACCGATAGTATCTAATCCAATAAAATGACCGGCTTTAAGTAAATCGGGCATAGTAGTATCACCCTTGTTGGCAGCATTAGGGTTTAATGCAGCCCATTGACTGTTCTCATCAGCAGGAAGTAAATCCTTAGGATTAGCTACCTCGTGAGTAGCATAACCACTACCATTAGCGGTATTACCAGAACCATTGCTTAAAGCTTCGGTTTCGTCTTTCTTTTCTTCCTCAGCGGAAGCTTCTACCTCAGCAGAGCCATCAGCCATAGAATCGGCAACAGGAGACTTGTTCTTAACATATTGTGTAAGTAACCAAATAAGTAATAAAAATACAGCAATTACAATTACTCTTTCAGTTGAGAAAAATTGTTTCATTCCTTTTAAAGCAGGTCCAAATAGTTTTCCAAACATTTCGTTTATATAATAACGGTTGATAAATTATTTGAAATAAAACAATTTTTTTTACTAAACAGTTTGGACTATACTAAAGTTTATTAATAATAAAAATTAATTAACAGTATCTTGTTCTAAATCACTTTCATCACTATCGGTTATATCATCTAACATATATGTGTTTTTTATACGTTTTGCTTCTAAATATGAAGAAAGTGCTAAATCACGAGCTATTTTTGCTTTACGGCAAGCTTCGCGATACATTTCGTAATATACTTCATTATTTTTTTTTATATTTATATCTACTTCTTCAGTTAGTTTATCTAAATCTATTTCTACTTCTTCTAATTCATTTTGGTTATCCGCATTTATTTGTAAATCAATATTTGTATTTTCTGTATCATTCGATGATTCTGTAGTTTGTTTGCTATTTAAATCGTCTAAAATTATTGAATTCTCATTATCATTCTCATTTTCATTCTCATTTTCATTTTCATTCTCGTTCTCATTCTCAAAATTATCAGTTTTTACTAAATTTTCAACAATATCTGTATCAATAACTTGTTCAATTACTTCATTATTAAGATTTTCTAAAATTTCATTATCACTATCTACTGTTTCTACTATAACATTATCATTAGTGTCATTAGTTTCATTGTTATCATTATTCTCACTGCTAATTACATTTATATTATTTTCAATAGGAGTATTATTTGTTGTAGGAAGTTTTATAATACATTTTGTAAATAATTCAACTGGTTTAACAGTAAGCATTTGCTTAATATCCATTTCAATTTGAAAGCTAGTTGAAGTACATTTAATACCCTTTAATTCTAATATAGTAATTATATCGGTTTTATCATTAATCTCTTCAAATGATACTTCATTATTATTTTCATTATAAATAGTTATATTAGGACTACCTAACTGTGATGGAATATTTACTCTAGCAATATAGTATTTACCAGTCTTGTAGATCTTTAATGGGGAAGTAAAATAATTTTCTATATCGTGTAGTTCCATATCTCCTTCAAACCATTTTTCTCTGTTTTGAAATAAATGTTGATGACACATATTTTCTAGATTTTCCATCCATCTAATAAATTCATCATTTGAATTTGTAAAAACTAAATCAGTATAAAATCGCTTTCCAGCTTTAAGCAAACCCAATTTAGTCTTGCATTTAGGTGGTTGAATATATAAAGGATTGTTATCTAATGAAAATCTTATAAAATAACTTCCTCCTAAAACACTAACAGGTTTTGATAATTTTAGTTTATCAAATTGAAAAGTATCGTTTGGTTCGTGTATGTTGCTCATTATAATAGTTTTTACAGAAACCTTTATTATTATTTATCTATAAATATGTTATTTTAATTAAACGTAATACGTTAAAATACAAACATTATATTAAAAATACTATATAAATAAATGCAAAGTATAAAAGAAAAATGTATTGATTTTTTTCATAATGAAGATACACACAATAATATTAAAGAAATATTAAAACCCATAGCAAATCTTATATATATTGAATTGTATCCATACATATGGTTTATTAGTTTTTACAGTATATTTTTGTTTTTTTTAATTTTAGCTAATTTATATCTTTTGCTTAAAATTATTAGGTTTATAAAAGATATGAAAATATATGTACACGCTTTATAAATGAATAATATTGTCGAACAAATTAATACTAAACAAGAACTTGTTGATAAAATTCAAAAATGGGTAGTTATGGATAGTCAATTGAAAATTGTTAATGAAAAAACTAAACAAATGAGAGAAATGAAAGCTCAGTTAAATAATCAAATTTGTCAATATATGAATAAAAATAAGATGGAAAATAGTAAAATTGGAATTAGTGATGGAGAACTTAAACTGCACGAAAAAAAAGAATATTCCTCTATTACATTTGGATATATAGAACGTTGTTTAGCTAAACTTATTACTGATAAAGCACAAGTTGAATATATTATACAATATTTGAAAGACAACAGAGAAATTAGTACAAATATTGAAATTAAGAGAACTTATAAAAAATAATTTATACTAATATTATATCATAAGTATGCAATATATTGATTCTGTTGTTAAACAAATTGAATTTAATAATAATTTTGGTAACCCAATTGCTGGTATTCCTTTAACTACTTGTATTAAAAATGAAAAACAAAAAAATAATAATATTGCAGGTGGAAATATACAAACTAATGATAATTTTGAACGCCTTGAAGGTTTAGTTATACCTATGGGGGTTTATCAAACTTATAATAATAATATTAAAACTGATTTTAAACAAACCGAATGTAAAGTTATTGATGATAAATTATTTGACAATTTATTTAATATTGTATTAAAAAATAAACCTAAACAAAATAAAACTCTTAAAAATAAACCTGCTAATACAAATAATAAAACAAAACGTACATTTTCATTTTTTTAAGTGTATGATATATTTTAACTCGTTTAGTTAAATTGAGTTAAAAATAATACTTAATTATAGTATAGAATGCCAAAATATGTGTGTAAGCGTTGTTTGAAAGAATTTTCGCAAAAATCTCACTATGATAAACACCAAAATAAAAAAATACCTTGTCAAGATACTTCAGCAAAAGTAGAACAAATTGTTGAAAAAATAATTGTCAATAGAAAATTGAAACCAAATAATAATACAAATCAACCTACAAACACTATGGAAAATAAAATAACAAAAGTTTCATATAATTTACTCAATATTTTAAATACAATATTAGAAACAAAAACATATTCAGATATTTCTATAAGTTTAAATGTTGCAGTTGGAACTGTTAAACGATGGAATGAACTAAAAAATGTTCCAAATGCATATACATTTGATTTGTTAAAATTAGCAAACATTGATATAGATTATTCTAAGTTTTCTTATAAAGAAAAAGATCAGTTCTTCACACCAAATGATACTGCTAACTATTGTTATAATAAGTTTATTGAAATTATAACAAAATATGGGGATACAGATACAGATTATACATATATAGAACCTTCTGCAGGTAATGGATCTTTCTTTAATCTTTTACCAAAAGATAGAAGAATTGGTATGGATATTGAACCTATGCATGACGAAGTTATAAAGCACGATTACTTAGAATGGAAACCAACTAAAAATACAAAATATGCAGTTATGGGTAATCCACCATTTGGGCTTAGAGGTCAATTAGCATTGAAATTTATTAATCATTCAAGTCAATTCGCAGACTATGTATGTTTCATTTTACCACAATTATTCGAAAGTGATGGTAAAGGTGTTCCACGTAAAAGGGTTATTGGTTATAATTTAATACATAGTGAAAAACTTAATACTAAATTTGAATCACCTGAAGGCAAACCTATTAGTGTGGAATGTATATTTCAAATATGGTCTAAGTATCATAAAAATGATGTATACAATATTGTCGATTTAAATAATAACAATATTAAAATTTATTCATTATCTGATGGTGGAACACCATCTACTACTAGAAATAAAAAGATGTTTTATAAATGTCACGCATATATACCATCTACTTGTTTTGGTAAAGAAAATATGAAATATTATGAATCATTTGATACACTACCTGGAAGAAAAGGATATGGAGTAGTTTTTAATGTAAATATAGAAGAAAATACACAAAAATTTAAATCTACTGATTGGTCCAATGTTGCGTTTTTATCAACTAATTCAGCATATAATATTCGTTCTTCACAAATAAGTAATGTATTTAATGGTTGATAATTTGTAAGTTATTAGGTAATTATTTAATATCTTAGTTCAAATAAAAAATAACCTATAGGTTACTTTTTTATTTTGATTTTTTATTTTTAAATTACAATTGTGGTTATAAACTCTTTAAATTTTTCAGCGATATCATCTGTAATAGGTCCATCAATTGTGAAGCAATATTTAGAAGCCCTATTTATTATCGGCGTAGTATCTAGTTTAAATGCACCTTTGCATTTTCTCCACGTAATAGATTTTGTTGGAAAATATGGCTCACATTTTATTTTCGAATCACGCCCCGATGATTCATAAAATTCTTGATTAAAATTTTTGAATACTGTAATAAATAATTCGTTTGGAGCAACATCAAGAAACAACATGTATTCTGCGTTCCACGGTTTTTCTCCTAACTCGTGCTGAAATGATGGTGTTGTTGAACCTAATCGAGCAGTTTTTATTTCTACAGATTTATTATTAATCATACCGTCACCTATACCACCACCAATTTGCTTAGTCTTCAAACCATCAATATTAACGTCTATTTTAGCTACTTTACAAATGTCATTTATTACATTTTCTCCTACTTTCCCAACATCATCATTTTCCAAATTGGAAATATTACGCCATCTGCTATCAGCCCAGATATCGCGGCGTATTCTCTTATCATGCATAGCATTAGTTGCATTAGTAAAAATGTCTGTCATATTTAAAACCTTCGTATTGTTATACTTATGCACTTCAATAAGTATCAAAATCTTCTCAATTTTATGCACAAAATCATCAAAAACAGAGTATTTCAGTACAAACTTTTCTTCTTTTTAGTTGTATTATTTGTTCTCAGTTTTCTTTTTTTGGTGTTTTTTTTTGGAAATTTTGGTTTAATTCCTCCACCTGTTTTTTCCTCTGATGGATTTCTTTCAAATAAATTTTTAAATAATCTAAGAGCTTCTTGGTTATTTGTTTCATTATTGTCTTTTTCTGTTTCTTTCTTTTTTATTTTAGATAAATCATTTAATTCTATAATTTTATTTTCTTTAATTGCATATACTGCTTTGCTTACTGCTTTACCATAATCTTGATTTTTAAGCGATTGTGACATAATGTTTTTAATTATAGATTCAAATTCATCTTGTCGAATTAATTTATATTCCCCTAATAATTCACTTCTTCTATAATATAAAAATAATTCTAATAAAAGTATCAAATAATCATCCATATATTTATTTTTTTCTTGTAATTCTAGTTTATTGAATAGATTATCGTAAGTACCTAGATGTTTGAAAATTCTATTTATATTTTGATTTGCATTTATTTGTGTTACTTCTGTTGCTACAGATGTTAAATGTTTTTTTAACATATTATCTCTATCTGTCATTAACTCTTTATTTTCAAGTAAAAATATTGAATCTATGACTTTTGTTTTAAAATAATCGTGAACGTCATTATCACATTTAAATTTTAAAATCATTTGCTCGTTATAATAAGCCATTACATCAACAGCTTTATTGGATTTTATGTTAATCTCTGGTACTCTTGGTGGAGAAACAGATGCAGCAGGAGCAATCTCACTAATGCTACCAGCGCTACCTAAGCTACCAGTAATACCAGCACCAGTACCAGCAGCAGCAGCAGACATATTAGTAGGGTCAATAGAACTTGTTACTTTACTAGCTAATTTATCAGCACCAGCAGCAGCAGCAGCAGACATATTAGTAGGGTCAATAGAACTTGTTACCTTACTAGAAATATCACTAGCAACATTACTTGCAGCACCAGTTACTTTACTTGCAACATTACTTGCTAATTTATCAGCACCTAACATATTTGCAATACGTCCTGTAGGAGTTTTATTTACAGCACTTTTAATAATATCACCAATACCACCAGATTGCTTATGAACTATATCATTAACAGGATTATAATTTAATAAATAACTAGAAAAAGTAGTAGGATTTACGTTTAAAACATCAGTAACTAAATTATTAGATTTAGTATTAATATAATCAACAAGACTGTTAGATTTTAATAATTCATAATCTTCATTACTTATATTTCCCTGAGTACGTTCTTTAGCACATATATTCAACTTATCATTAGTAAGAGTAACACATTGAGCGTCAATAAATTCTTTAAGAGTAGTAAGCATTTTGGGTTTTAAAACTTTTTCATAATCTTCTTCTATTTTCTTTTTTTCCATAGCGTCAGGGTTAGGAGTAGAAGGAGCACTCGTCATTCCAGGCATTCCAATAGGCATCATAAAATCCATAATTCTATTCGTTTGTATTATAAATACAAAAAAATTGAATAGAATATACAAATAAATAAAGTATTAAATGGAATCAGTAAAAATGTCTATAAATGCTAAAAAAATATATAAATTAAAAATCATACCATCAGTAGTGGAATACTATTATAATACAAGATTTATTAGTAAGAATGAAATAAAGATAACGCATTACAATGTAAATAAAACACAAAAAAGAAAAGCAGGAATTTCGTATAAGGAAAAATCAAAATTATGGGATATTTATGATTTAGATAAATCAACTACAACACGAGAGAATACAGAGAATATAGAGTGTGTATATACAACTCCTAAAGATAACGATTTATGTAATCTTTGTAACTCTGCATTAATGATAATGGATGATGGTTTTCCAACTTGTACGAATGTAAGTTGTGGTGTAATTTACAAAGATATATTAGATTATTCCCCAGAATGGAGATTTTACGGAGCTGATGATAAAAATACAAATGACCCAACCCGTTGTGGAAATCCAATTAATCCGTTATTAGTGCAATCCTCATTTGGTTGTAAAGTATTATCATCACATAAATCTTCATATGAAATGAAAAAAATTCGTAAATGGACGGAATGGCAATCAATGCCTCATAAAGAGAAATCATTATATGATGAATTTCAATTTATTACAATAATGGCTCAAAATGCAGGAATTCCCAAAATATTTATAGATAATGCAATGATAATTCATAAAGATATATCGGAACAAAAAATGTTTCGAGGTTTAAATAGAGATGGTATAAAGGCAGCATCAATATATATATCGTGTCGTTTAAATGACTGTCCTAGAACAGCACATGAAATAGCTCAAATATTCAAATTAGATAAAACAAGTGCAACAGCAGGTTGTTCGATGGCAGTAAATATTCTTCATAATATAGAACGAGACTTAGACCCAAAAAATCAAACCCAATTAGGAATAACATTACCAAGTTCATTCATAGATCGTTATTGTAGTCGTTTGAATTTTAATGAGGAATTAACAATGCTATCAAAATTTATTACAAAGAAAGTAGAGCAAAAAAATATGATAACTGATAATATTCCTCATGCGATAGCAGCAGGAATAATATATTTTGTAGCATATAATTGTGGTATAAATGTATCAAAATTGAATATAAAAACAATTTGTGGAGTAAGCGAAGTAACTATAAATAAATGTTATAAAAAATTGGAATTAAGTAAAAAACAGTTAATACCAGCAGTAATCCAAAAAAAATACAACATAATAGAATAATTTTAGTAATAACTCGTATTTTAAATTATATAAAATTCATATGAATATTATATATGAGTGAAGAAAATATTAAGATAGAGATAAAAACAATATCTCAAAAAAAAGAACCAAAATTAATATTTATAGTACCATATAGAGATAGAGATCAACAAAAACATTTTTTTATTAGACAGATGAGTTATGTATTGGAAGATTATGATAAAAATGATTATGAGATATATTTTGCACATCAATGTGATCATCGTGATTTTAATCGTGGAGCAATGAAAAATATAGGTTTTTTGGCAATGAAAGAAAAATACCCAGAAAATTATAAAGATATAACATTTGTATTTAACGATGTAGATACAATGCCATATACAAAGGATTTTTTAAAATATGATACAACACAAGGTAATGTAAAACATTTTTATGGATATGATTATACATTAGGTGGTATAGTTTCAATAAAAGGGAGTGATTATGAAAAAACAAATGGTTTTCCCAATTTTTGGGCCTGGGGATATGAAGATAATATGTTTCAAATGCGCGTATTAAATAATAAATTAAATATAGACCGAAGTCAATTTTATCCAATAATGGATAAAAATATATTACAAATGAAAGATGGATTAGATCGCGTAGTAAACAGAGGAGAACATCAGCGATTTCAAAATTTTACAAAAGACGGTTTAAACACAATACAAAATTTAAAATACGAAATAGATAATAATGAAAAATATATAAACATTTTCAACTTTAAAGTTGAAGTAGAAAATAATCCAACAAAAAATCAAATACATGATTTAAGAAAGGGAAATACAGTATTTGGACGTAAACCAGCAAAAATGAGAATGTTTATATAATTAAACAGTTCCACCTCCATATAATTTATAAGTTAAACCACATTCATCTCTAGTTTCCCAAACACCAGATATTTTGACACAGAATTTTTTATTAAGATTTTTATTTGAACTATTATTCTCTTTATATATTTTCATAAAACCAGAGTTAAGTTGTTTAGATAGTAATATAACTTTTTTAAGATTTTTTTGACGCGTTTGTATATAATTATCTAACATTTTATACTCTATTTTTGAAAATTCTTTAATTAATGCTAGATTTGCTTGTGAATATGATGAAAATTTCATTTGATTTTTATCATCTAATCCATCAATTATATTTACTTCAATAGGAAAATTAATATACAAACCATTCATAGTAAAATTAGGAGTTATATAACATATTTTTGTAAAGTTACCTTCCATAATAATATTAGGTTTTGTATCAAGCCACGAAATATTATGTGTTGCAAATTGAGAAGTATTTATATTAACGTTCATCCTTAAAATAATAGTAATAGTTATATTTATTAGGGTTTATAGAAATAATAAATCTATATATATATATTATAATTATGTCAGCTTTATTAAGTTTAAATCCAATACCATTAATTTCTTGGAAAGGGAGAACATTTAATCAAATACATTCTTCTATACAAAAAAATGGTCAATTAGCAACTACAAACGGAATTCAAGATTTTTTTAGAAAAGGTGGTCGTCCTTTAAATATTTATAGAAGAGAAGTTGCAACTAATCAAACAGAGTCTTGTAATTCTCGTGCATCTCTAAGTATTGATGTATTTAATCAACCAAGTGGAACAATCAATAATACATCATCAACAAATAATAAGGGTTTAGTAAATACAGTTAATGATACAACACCCAATGATACTTGCGATAATTATGAAAATTGCAGTGTTATCTTATCACCTGCTGAAAACGCAAGAAACCGTGTTCGTAGTAGTGGTATGATAAGAAAGAAATTTGATAATAGTCGAAATACTAATTCTTATTATACTAATTCATCACAATATTTAACAAGTCGTAATCGTACCTTCGCACAAAATCAATATAATTATATATTGCAAGGTGATTCTACAGCTAAACCTGGAACAAATTTAGCATCTGCAAATGTTTATTTACCAGCAGGTTCTAATCCTAATTGTCAAAAATTTGAATTTAAAAACTATGCTACCTTCAAGTATTTATGGATTAATAAATATGATACTAGCCCCGTGCCACAAATAGTAAATGATACAACATTATATTCTGTTAATATTGCACCTGGATTTTATTCATTAGAGGATATCAATCGTTTATTTAAACAAGCAATGTTTTCTAATTTTCATTTTCTTATTAAAAACCCTGCCGGAACCAGTAATGAATATTATAGTGAAAATATTACATATCCTTTACAATTTGCATATAATAATAATAAGAGTGTAGTAGAAATTCAATCATATCGTCTTGATGTTGATGCATTTCCACTTACCAATCATATAATTCCCACCGATCAAAGTAATCAAAAACGCTGGGAATTACCAGCAAGTGGTTCAGGTAAATACGCACAAATTGTTGTAGAATCTAATGATGAATTCAGTAATGCTATTGGATTTGCTCCCGCAAGTTATCCTGCTACTGATACTGATGTTTCTAATCCTACATTTCAAGTTTTTGAGTCAAATAGTTCTCCTGGACTTAAACCATTTTATGTTAAATTACATTATAAGCCTAATAATCCACAATTCGCTCAACAAGGTGCAGTTAGTGCAGGAGATTTGATTACAAGAAAAAAATATAATTCTATTACAAACTCAACTGCTGAATATAGAAATTCTTTTGGTGGGTCAGTTGCAAATGCTCTTGCATATGGTGTTCCTACCCCAGGATATACTGAAAAAGATAAGTTAGGTTATCCTCTAAAACAAACTCCTACTTTCAGCAAATATAGTGATGAAATGAAAAAATGTTCTGTTACATCATTTACAAATGCTATCTAAATTACATAAAATTGATTTTATATTATATTTATGATTAAATACTATTATTTAATCATGGGACGTTTTTATGATGGAGATATTCAAGGCAAATTCTGGTTTGGTATTCAAGCTAGTAATGATATTGAAAACTTAGTATGTATTGTTGGAAAAGAATATTATTCCTGGAAATGTTGTCATTGTTCTGCTGAAATAGAAACGAATGATTTTTGTAATGATTGTTATGAAAGTAAAGAAGAACACATAAAAGTTGTAAAAGAAGAATCTAACTATGAAGATGAATCTTTATATTTTGAAGATAATTGGATTGGATATAGTCTCGATAAAGAAATACATTATGAAGAATTAAAAAATAATATGGAATTAATGAAAAAAGAAATTCCAGAAGAAATAATTTTCGAATTTAATAAGATAGAACAAAATGATAAGATATTAGATGCATTTACAAAAGTGTTTGATAAAACGCACAAAATTATAAATAATTTAAACAATAATATATATTCAGATGCAAAAAAAAAACAAATTGCTATATTAGTAGCTAGGTACACATTAGGATATCAGGTTGAATATTGTTTACGAACAAGAGAAAGTTGTGATATTAATTGTGAATACTAATTAGAAAAATCAAAATCTACTACAATGGGATAATGATCTGAGTCCATTTTTCCACAATATTCTTTATAACCTTGATAAATAAATGCATTTTTTATTTTATCTTGTAAATATTTTGTTGTTAATATGTGGTCTATCATTGCATAATTTTGTTTTAGATCTTCACAATTATCCTCAGAATCCCACCAATTTGTATATCGTTCTGTTTTATTTATATGGTCTGCAACACTATATAATGTATAATCATCTATAAATGTTCCTTTTAATATATCTAAGACTTGAGAAGTTGGTTTATTATTATTCATATCTAATATATCTTTATCATAATCATTCAAATCACCAATAAATATTATTTCATAATCCTTTTTTATATAATTTATTATTGTATCTTGCATTACTAATGCTTGAGCTTCACGCTTCGCACAACGTTCAGGGTCAGTAGGCATTGATAAAAAGTGACTTGATATCATTGCAATATTTGTATTATCTATTATAAATTCAGTAATATATTGTTTGCTTACACTGTGTTCTCCAGGAGAACCTGTATAATTACAATTACTATTTTTTATTGGATAAGAAAATGTTTTCTCATTTCTATATAAATCTTTTACAGGATTTATTTTAGTTAACATGCCTACATTTTGACCGGTTGATGTATCTGTACCTTTTATTAAATAAGGAGTATAAGATGAATTGGTATTACTAATTAATTGATTTAACTCATTACAGCCTTCTACTTCACATATATTTATTATTTCAGGATTTAATTTGTTTATTACATTACTTAATTTTGATATATGGGTTAATATGTCGCTATTATTATGCCAGGTGCAACCATTTCCAGGACAATCTGCATTTTTATAATAATCTACAAATAGCCATTCTACGTTATATTGCATTAAACGTAAATGTTTCTTATTTTCTTCTGTATTTCCATTACTTATTACTTTTTTACAATCTCTATCACTATAACAAGCTGTCATACTCAATAAGAACGCTATTAAATAGATATATAGATACATACTAATATATATAAATTATAATTAGACTAAAGCAAATAAAAAATATATAATTATCCATTTTATATTTTTTGAAATTTTATTTTATTATGCTTGATAATACAAGCCATTTTAAACATTTGTTATAAATACATTACTATTTGTTAATATTATATTATGATTAACATTGTATTTTACACACCATTGCATACATTTTTGAATATTCCCTTTTATTAGCGTATCTATTTTATCTTGATTATGTTTATTATCAATTAATAATATAGTATAATGAATATTTTCTATTTGTTGTTGTCCTAATATTGCATTATATTCTTCTATTTTTGTTACAAAGCATAATGGTAATGGCATATTTAAAAAACTATTAATATATAATATTTTTCCACTATTTGATGGAGATACCATTTTTTCAAAAGAACGATGAATAAACGGGAAGAATTTGTCACAACTTGGTAACAAAAAGTTTTTACAAACTATATATTTCTCTGAATTTGCATATCTACTCGAATTAGGTTTTGTAATATACACTTTTTCATAAAATGAAGCGAGAATACACAAAATATCCATAGTATGTTGCATAAAACAATCGAATATCTTTAAAATAAATGATCCTCCTTTCTTTTGCATTGTTACTGCATAACATACCTGTGCGAACAATAATTGAGCTATAGTATATTCTTGTTTATTGAAATCTATTGAAAAATCAAAACCACCATCTGCTGTTATTATATTTATAGATGAACCATATGCATCCTTACAACCTAGTAAATTTTTTAATGATAAAATATTTCCTGTATTATCTACTCCTCTTTCAATATAAACATTCTTATTATTTTTTAAAAATGTATCTGTTTTTTTCCATCCTGGAACATTTGGGTCATTATCTTCATCTATTAAAGTCATACCAATATAAATATCATCGTGTCTTTTACGTAAATTTGCAACAGCTTCTATAAACCCACCTGGTCCTTCAGCTAAATGAAACGTGGTTATAGGTCCATTTGAATTAATTAACTGAAATGTATTTACAATTTCAACCATTTTAAAATAAGAACGTGATAAAGGTTTTACTCTTGCAACACTTTTCTTTTTATAAGGCACCATACTATGGACGTATTCATATGGGTTTGTATATTTTTTGAAAATATCCCAATCTTTTTCTCTTTCTTCTATTTTTTCTTTTATTTCATATAAGTATTGTGATAATGAATTTGATATAACCGGTTCAGGCATTGTTTCACTTTCTATATAATCTATATATTTATGTATTAAGAATGGTATTTTTGGTAATAAATAATATGACATTGATAATATAAATAATGACTACTATTTATATTGTTTCACATCTTTCCTTTTCAATCATTTTTAATTAATGCTATAGACACGAATAAACAAAAATATAGACAAACTTATAATATGAACTAGTTAGGTATGCGTTTGCAATACTTATGTATAATACAATCATTAATTTCATTTAAATTTTCTCTAATTTGAGCGAATTCACCTTCATTATATTGATTAAAAATATTACTAACAGTTTTAAGATTATAAAAAATAGAGTGTATATCGTTATAAATAAGTATAAGATAAACTAGATAAGTAGTTGAAATAGAAAATACAATAAATATTTTTAAAATATCATTAACTTTATTTTTATTTTTAGGTATGAGTTGTTCCTCTTCCATATAAATAGTAAAATGCTATGTTTAAATAATTTATTTTATAATTCTAAGCTTAGGTTTCTTTTTTATAGTTTGTTGTTTGTTTTCATCATCTTGTTCTTCATCATTAACCGGTGTAAAATCTTTAAGAACAATTTTTTTCTTAGTCTTTTTAATAAGAGGTTTAACTTGTTTTTCTTCATTATTATCAACATTATCTTCATTATTATCAACATTATCTTCACTAGGTTTAATTTGATTTTCAAATTCAGTAATATCTATTTGTTCTTCATTTGTTTGGTTCATTTGTTGAATATTTTCAGCACTATTAATATTAATAATTTCTTGTTGTTTTCCAATAATTTCTCCAATTTTTTGAGCGTCAACATTTCTCACTTTCTTAAAAACATAATAACGATTCATAAATGAAATTTGTTTTTCTTCAGGTGACATATACATTGCTTGTTTGTAATTAGATTTGGATTTAGGTTTAATATTAATATCAGTTTCCATATGGTTGAATAACTCTTGAAATAGAGCGCTAGGCGCTGGTAAATTCATTTGTGTAGCTTCTTCTTTAGAAATTAAAACAAATCCATAATCTTCCATAAGTTGAACGAAATACTTATAATTAACTAAATATTCACGAAATTCTTTGTTAATACTTTCTTGGAAAACATTAATACCATAACCAATACTATTTTCATCATCAGGAAATCCTGTTTTATCGTAGCATTTTGTAATTTCATAAATTTTACGATCACCTTTAAATATAGCAATACTTTCTTCTTTTTTCTTGTTTCGCAATAAGTTGAATACAGTATTACCATCGTAGCATGTACTGATGAAATAACCTTGTAATTTAGTACATTCAGCTAAGTTTCTTAAAAATTGATGAAGAATAACATTTTTTTCAAAGAAATAATGCATAGCAAATTGACAAGAACTAATATTAAATCCAGATTCAGCAACTCCATAATTTTTATAAACACCTTTACCAAGAAGTGTAATATCTTTAGGTCCGGACCCGAAAATAGCATTACAAATTTTTCTATCTTTATCTGTAAAGTAGGCTTTACCGTTTCTTATATTTAAACTACTATCACCACGAGCAAATAATGCAGCAGGCATATTATTATACTTACCGCGGGCTTTTAAATATCTGGCACAGGCTCCATCTAATTGATTTTGTATATTATCAGGTGAAACATCAATACCATAAACAAATTTTAAATTAGCAAAAACCCATTTTGATAAATCGCCAGCTTTACCAACAGCATAATCAATAAGTGTATCTCCTCTATTAGAAACCGCAGTAATAAGCTTAGATTTAACATATAAATTATGGAAATGTCTAAGAGATATTGTAGAAGATTCATCATTATTGCGATTATAATAAACTTCATCAACTAATTCAGGAATATTAAGTCCAGTGCTAATCATATATTCAGTAATAGGATTATGTATAGAATGCCAATTACTATTAGCAACATGATATGCGTTTCCATAATTTTTTTTAACACCATTTAATAATTCTGCAGTTTTATCATATCTAACACGTATAGGAACCCACCTCCATCCATCTTTGTTTTCATTTACATATTTAAACTCAACAATCATATTATCATCAAAGTAATCTCCTTCTTCAGTTTGCATAATAAGATTAGAATTATTTTCTTTTAATTCAATATTACATAAGTGAGCGTTTTGATCGTATGGATTAGTAGGATAAAAGGGTACAGGTTTGTATTGTTTTTCATTATTACTAGAATTATTAAAATCATCATCAATAATATTTTGACAAGGATTTATAAATCCGTGATCTCTTTCACTAAAACCACATAGCAAAATCAATGTTTTATATTGTACGACATTTTGTGTGCCTTGAAGATTTTTACCTTCTTTAAAAACGTGATGTATTTCGTGTTTATTCATCTTATTCTTTTTAACATTAACTAAGAAATCAATAGTATTAAATTCAACTGGTTTCCATTTAAAGGAATGTTCCCAAGTAATCTTACTTTTAGGTCCAGGTTTTCCATTAATATTATTACCACCAACTGGTAATAATGATGGAGTAAATATTAATCCGTCTGTATTATATTCATATATATTATCTTTAACTTTGGATAATATTCTAGAACAACCATCGAATATACTGTTATTATCAGTTTCATAATAAAATTCTTTAGATTTCACAATAAAATCACTTGAAACTACGGTATTGTTAGGTTTTACTTCTTCATTTTGTTTATTATCAAGTATAGAAATAGGATGCAAGCGATCAATCAACTTTTGTAAAAGGATTAATCTGTATTCCAAATTATTTTCATTAGAAGAAATATTAGAAATAAATGGAAGTTCTCTAACCGATTTTTCGTGTATATAATAAACATCAAAAGCTGCATATAAGTTAATAAATTTACCAGTTTTATCGTGTTTAATATGCTCGCCATCTAATAAACTATCAAATATACTTTTTTCAGTAGTTTTAGTTCCAGTAAATATAACATTCATATTTGTATCAATTAAATATATTTTACCATCACCACTAATATACAATAATCTACGATCACCATCAGCTTTATCAGTAACTGTATAATTATTTCTAATATTAGGTATATTCATATCTAAATCCTTGTTATCTATAATATTTTCAAGTTGTAATGTTAAAGAACTAGGTCCAATAAATAATGAAGAAGTAATTTTATTGAATCTACGTTTTTCTTCATTTTCTTGTTCGGTTTCTTTATCAGTTAAAAGTTCCATATATGATTGCAAAATTCCATCTCGTTCTGTATATGAAATAGGAAATTTACTACATTGTATTCCACTTAAAACAATTCTAATTGATTTACGCAAGGCATTCATCAAATTATTTAAATTATTATATTTAGTTCCATTCCCAATACGTGAGTTATCAATTTCAAGTTCGACTTCATATTGTGCGACACTGTTAAATACATCTGCTTCTTGAATAGTGTATTTAGGAACAACAACGTAATTAGTTTTCTTGGATGTTTTAACAATAGTAATATCAGCAAATATGGGTAATTCTGGATGAGTAAAACGAACACGATTCATTGAACGAAATATTTTTAAAGAATCATTCCATCTGTCAATAATTTTACGTGCAAAATTAGTTTGTACGTGAAAATCTTGTTCTGTTTGAAATGAAACACGAAAATTGAAATCAGGCATATCTAATTTACGGATAATTTCGCCGGATCTAGTCATAGCAGACATTTTTTGAGTAAATTTAAGTTTATTGAAAACAGTGGAAGGCATATCAATAATTTTTTGAATACTATTAGTGCGACAATATTCTTGAATTAAATCCATACCAATAATTTCAGCTCGAATATTAGACATTTTTCGTTGTCCGGTTCTAACATCAGTATATTCATTTTGAATTCTCAACATATGAATACCATCTTCATTTTCAGGAGAAAATCCACACGCATATAATTGTTTAACAACATTATCGTAATCTATTTTCGTAATAGGTTTTGCTATTTTAGGATTGGTTCCAAAACGAATTTCTAATTCACTAGTTTTATTATCAGTCCTGAAAAATGGATTACTTTCTAAATAGTGATGAACAATACTTTCAAATCCTTCTTTTAATTCCTTTTGTGTTTTGCTAACACCAGCTAGAGATGGATTTACAGGTATGTTATTTTTCTGCATAACTTCCTTATTGGACATAATAGTATAGTATATTATTATATCATATATTATTTATTTCAATTTTACAATAGCATAAATGAGTAATTTGAATAAATTATATTGAGAATGACGTTATATTTTCACATATTAAAGCATATAATTCATTCTTTTTATATTTTTCATTATGATTGTAAATCTCTAATAATTTTGCAATATTAATTAAATCATCTAATTTGTATGAACCAATTGATTTCATAACTTTATTCTCATTTTCAATTAATAATGTATTGTTACGAATATCAATTATTTCACTCTCTGTTAAACAATCATACTGTAAACTATATTTATTATTCTCATTCTTTATTATTAAATAAGTTTTATTTGAATTATTACCTGATAAATATTCCATTCTAGTCTTTTTTGTATGAGCCATTAAAATTATATTAATATTACGATATACTGTAATTGCTATTAAACAACCTATATTTGTTTTTTGAACGTTTGTTAATAAATCAGATAATACTTCTTGTACTGCAGCCTTAGTCATTTTATGATTTGAATTTTTTATTAATGCTTGGTTTTTTGATATTTCTCCAGACAATTTTTGTTTCCATTCCATTTCACACATAATATAATTACGATTTAATATTTCATATTCCTGAATACCATTCAAAATAATATACAAACACCAAAATAACGTATCTTTTTGTTTTGGTTCTACCATTTTTTGTGATTCTTGTTTAATTGCATTTATATTTTCTTCAATCTTATCATCACTTATTATTATTTCCTTGATTGTTTGAATTTTATTTTTAGAAAACAACATATATGACGACATATATTGTATTAATTCTTCATTATTTAGACTTGATATTGTACTATCATTCGGCTTAAATAATGCGTTATGTATTAATAGTGACATGGATCTACACTATATGATATATGCTCGTTGTCTTTATCTTCTTTATTAAATAATACTGTTTTAAATTCTGCCTTTTGATATTCCGTTGTAATTAATGTTTCTTCTTGTTCCCGTGTATATTCTATATATTTCTGTAACTCTTCAACTACAATATCATCTATATAAGATAAATTAACAAAAACACCACTTTTATTTTCATTTAATTTGCAAAGATGTTTAGATAAAATACGTAAAATTTCAATTTGATGATGTTTGTTTAATTTTTCTATAGATATTTTTAAATTTTCTAATAAATCTATTTTTTCCATTATTCATATATATATATAAGGTTTATATACATTATATAAAATATTTAATGAGTACGTACACATCAGTTAATGGTTTATTTTCATATTCAATTACAAACAACACAACTTATACCGTAACTTCTAGTGATCTTGATATTCTACAAGATGCGTTTAATAGGTGGGATAATATAATTCAAATAGATAACACTAAATATGGTAATAACCACGTAATTACAATTAATGTTAGTTTTAATGCAATGGCACCTGGTGTTTTAGGTGGCGCAAGCAATATAGGTATAACTATTTATAATAATAGAACTTGGGGTAATTTTGTTGCAAGTTCAGGTGATATAACTTTAAATGTGAATATGATATCAAGTTTAATTAATAATATTCATCCAAGTGGTAAAACTAGATTATACTATGTTGTGTTACACGAAATCGGTCATATATTAGGTATTGGACCTTTTTGGTTTGAACCTGGAGCTCCAATAACTGAATATATTGAGGATGGTGTAACTAAAAGTTATTATACTGGAACAAATGCGTTAAGAGAGTATAAAAATATATTTAATAAATCAGGAAGATTTAATTTTGTTGGTATTCCTATTGAAGATGACGGATCAGCAGGTACTGCTGGTGTTCATGCAGAAGAAGGTCAAAATCACTATTCTAATAATGATAGATATATAAATGGTGTATTTCATCCTGGATTACAACACGAATTAATGAGTGGTTGGTTAGATAGTAATGATGTTGATGCTCCATTAAGTCGTATTAGTCTTGGTTTTTTAGAAGACTTAGGATATATTGTAAATTATAATCTCGCTGATGTATATATAATGTCTTGGTTAGCGACAAATGATGCAAATAATTTAGAACAAACTTACATTCTTGGTTTTTTAGATGTAAGTGGTGGAAATATGATTAATCGTAACGGAAATTTGTCTGTATTAGATGGTACGATGGATATAGCTGGCGATGTTTCGTTTAATTCCAAATTATCTGTTGGCGGAGATGTTTCATTATGTTCTACCAATGGTGCACGAGTTGATATTTGTGGTAATTTGCACGCAGTATACCCTAATGATAGTATTCCTACTAGTGCTATAAAAGATCTTGGTAACGTCACACCAAACTTTACTGGTAATGTGGATTTCCAACAAGGTATTACAATTGCAACAAAGGCCGCTATTGGTTCCACTACCCTTCCTAGTGCTACTGGCACAGCATTACATGTAACTGGTGACATTGATTTCTCAGGTAATCTCCTACAAAATGGCACTGCATTTGTTAGCGGAGCAACCGATCTTAGTGGTCTTTCTAATGTTATAGCTCACGGAACCAGTTTTTTTAACAGTTTATTAATGGTTCCTCGAAAAGAATTTTTACCTGATACAGCAAATCTTAACGGTGCTCAACTGAATACTGGAATAGGACACGCTGTATTCGCAGATCTTACATCAGGATCAAATAACACTGCAGTGGGATATCACACACTTACCAATTGCACTACCGGTCAAAGTAATGTAGCAATCGGCGGTAGTAGTCTGGATGCATTAACAGATGGTGCAAATAATACTGCAGTAGGTAGTAATGCTCTTGGTAATAATATATCTGGTAGTGATAATGTATCCATTGGTAAAGGTAACCAAAGTAACGCAACGGCTAACAAGAATACATCAGTTGGAGTCTTTTGTCTTGATTTTAACACCACTGGTGAAAAAAATGTGGCGATGGGATACAGTACTGGTAGAACAAATTTAATTGGTTCTAATAATACATATCTTGGTGCAGGAGCAGATGCTAGTAATGGTTTGACAGATCTGTCTGGGTCAACTGCCATTGGTTATGGTGCAACAATAACCGCAAATAACCAAATTGTATTAGGTACTGCAACTGAATCAGTAAGCATTCCAGGTCTTAAATTAGATGTATCTGGTGACATTAATTTCACAGGTAATCTTCTAAATAATGGCGCTGCATTTGTAAGTGGTGCTACTAATTTAGATGGATTATCTGACGCTAAAGTTGGAGGAACTAATTTTACAGATTCTATTTTATTGGGTAATGTTCCTAGTGGAACAATAGCTGATGCATCTAGTAATGTAGGTGTTGGAGCAAATGTATTTACAGATCTTACATCAGGCAAGTCTAATGTAGGTATAGGTAGTTCAGCACTAAAGAGTTTAACTACTGGTAGTGAAAATATAGCAATTGGTGCTGACGCAGGTATAAATTTATTAGATGGAACTAAAAATATATCTATCGGTCACGATGCTGGACCCACGGGTGCCAATTCTGCAATTGAGAGAACTGTAGCAATCGGCCAATCTGCTAGACCAGAAAAAAATGATCAAATTGTACTTGGAGGTGTATTCTCAAATAATTATCCAGAAGTACTTCACCCAGGACAAACCGTTGCCAGAGATCACGTAGTAGTAAACCCACAAAGTGTAACCGCAAATGTTGCTCCAATCCAAGCTACAGGTGAATATCTAGAATTTACAGTTCCTATTGGATATATAGGTAGCACTGATTTTAAATATTTTTGTTCTGTTGCAAGTCATAATATGATAAAAAATTTTACTATAGCTGCATATGATACAACTAAAACAGATAAAACATATTATGTTAAGACTACTGGTACAAATGATCCATATTTTTTATTTAGTGAGACTTCTGGAGGTACAGCTCTAAATGATGCAAGCACTGAGCTAACTCTTTATAAAGGTAGAACATATCGTTTCATTCGCGATGAAACAGGTGCCGGACATCCATTTAATATAGGAACCGCTATCAATGTTAATGCATTTAATATGAAAGTAATTTCTACAGGATCAGGAAGTCCTACTACTAGCAACACATATTCAAACCCATACCCTTTATCAGTAAATGGATTTGTAAATATAGAAAATAATTTAAGAGTAACTGGTTCAATACAAGGTTCTATAAGACAATGGTAAATAAAAAATAACTATTTATAAGCAATTATGTTTATAAATAATTTTTAATCCTCAAGAATACTTAATGGTGGTTTTTTTTGAGTTTTGTTATTTAATTCATTTTGTTTTTTATCAATATACTTAGCAATAACACATATATAAGGATCATTTAATTCAAAACGAGAACCAATAACACTTACTGATATTTTTTCATTTTCAGTAACATTTGCAAAAGATTTATTAGTATAATGATGATCTCTAGCAATAAACACAGTCACTGGAACTGTTCCATCATCATCAATTACCTCAGCGTGAATTCCAGCCTTTGTAATAGTTTTTGCAGTACATTCAATTTCCATATTACCGACTGGATTGCAAATCATACATTCAAATACAACTTGAAACTCAACTCGATCATTACGAACATATCCACTAGAATAACTAATAATTTTAATAGAACCTGGTTTTACAATTCCTTCAGCAATACACTTTCCATTAACTTTATGATTAATTTCTGTTTCTAAATTTTGTTTTATGTTTTGACCTACCTCTGTAATCATAAGATAAACTTTTTGGCTTAAAACAGAAGGACTATATACTCCATAAACTTTTTTGCTATCTGTTTGTTTATTCATACTACTATAATGTCACAAAATATATTTTTATGTTATTTTAAAAATATATTTCAATTTTTTATAATGTTTTTAATTTATTAACAGTTGATGTTTCAATATCCATAAACCATACCTTCTTATTAGAATTATCGTTAGTAGGATAATCATTAAAATAACGCATTAATATTTCCATTATAACACATATTCCTTTTTGCATAATATGTTTAGCATTGGCATCTACATTGTATTTTAATTTTTCACTTCGGTTTTTACTAATTGGATATGGATTTTTAACTAAAACTTTGGTATTCATAAATTTAATTAATTCTGATTTACCCATCACACTACAATTAAATCCTTTATTTGATGTTATTTTATTATTTTTTGTCTTTATTTTAGAAGATATATCTTTTAATTTAAAAATTATTTCTTCTTTTTTGAATACATCCATAAAGCCTACAAAATTTTCTATATTTCCTGGTTCTATATAATATCTTTCTTTTAATTTATCACTCCAGTTCTTTGATTCTGTTATACCACCTTTTTTCCATTTTCGTGTTTCTGGTGACTGAATATATAAATAAACATTGCCATCATTATGTAATAATCCTATTCCTTTTTTATTATCTTTCACCATCATTTTTTCATCAAAATATGTTTTAAATATGTGTTCGTCTGGAGAACCTGGTGTATATGGTTCTACTTTATATATTTCATCCAATATTGTTATTTTATCTATAAATTTTAAGGTATCTAACCAATGATATATTATATATTTATGAATGTTCTCGGCTGATATATTTAAATTTGTTTCTATTTCATTATGTACATGCCCTAAATGTATATACCAATCAGTTTCTGTAGTAGCAAGTATTCCTTTTTTGTTATCTAATTCATTAATGTTATCTTGTACCTTTTTTTTATACAGTAATACTTTGTTTAATTTTGTAGTTAATTCTGTTTTTAATTTACTATATGTTTTTTTTGATACAGTTACTATTTTTTGGGTTGATGCTTCTTTTTCTGCATTTTTGAGAACATTTATGTCTTCTTTATCTAAACTTGTTACCTTTTTAACAGGTAATTCCATTATTAATTCTTTAGGTTTATGTTCTACTGGTGCAGTTCTTTCTAATATACTTGCTCTTTCATCACCTATTTCTTCAGGTTGATAACCATAATATTCTCCGTTATTTATCAAATATCCTTTTCTTCCATATTTATCTATTATATAGTTATTATAATTATCTATAAATTGAGAAATAACATAATCTATTTGTTCTATTGGATATACCTTTTTAATTTGAATTGATTTTATTAATTGTTCTCTTTTATAGAATGATTGTTCCTTAAATAATTCACGAATTCGTTTAGATATTTCAGCATAATTCATTCTCATGTAATGTTCTCCATATATATTTTTATTAATATCATCATCATTTATTGTTGCATTTGGAGAACATACAAAATTACAATTCATGTAATCGCAAATATTTGTATTCTCTTTATCACCTATCTTATAATCTATTTCTTGATTACTTGATATTTGTAATTTTATATTTTGATTTTCTGCCAAAGAATTCAACTTTTCTATTGTAAATTCAGTTTGACCTATATTTAATATACAATCTACAGCTGTTTCTTTCAATATACGGTTAATTTTTCCTATTTCTACAGATTTTTTTTCAGCATATCTATAGATATATAAATCTGTTGTTTCTTTATCTTCTATTGGATTTGTTGCATGTAAATATATTTCTACATTTCTCTCTTCAAAAGGTAACATACAATGACTTAAATTTCTTACTCCTCTACCCAATATTTGTTCTATGCGGTTCATATTATACCACGGTTCTAATACATGCATTTGACGAATATTTTTAAAGTCTAGACCTTCAGCTGCTGCTTTTGTTATTAATATTACCTTTACATTATCACCATTTTTGTTTTCAGATGATGTAATATATTTTAAATCTTCAATATTATTTGGAGAAAATGATTTATCACCAGTTATCATTACATATTTTGCTTGTTTAAAATTATTTTTATTATCCATATTTTCTTTTGTTTTAAATGTATTTACATCGATTGGTTCTGTAGGTGCTGTTTCAAATAAAGGTTTTGTATATTCAGCAGATCCATAACGTGTAAAACCCATTTCTTCTAATGCTAATGCTATTGGAACTACACCACCATCTATATATTGTGAATAAATCATTATTATTCCTTTCGATTTTTTTATTATGTTACATATATTATAAATTTTTCCACTATATTTCTGTAATTTTTCCATATTAAAAATATTGCCAAATTTTTCTTGTATTTCTGGCTTATAATTAAAATTATAACGCAATTCATATGGACTTTTTTTATCTTCATAAGACATTACATTTGATAAACCCTTTTTACCAACCATATTTTTTATTAATACTTCATTTTTTAATAGTTCTTCTTTACTTATCTTTTCTTCTTTATTTTCTTCTTCATTTTCTTCTTCATTTTCTTCTTCATTTTCTTCTTTATTTTCTTCTTTATTTTCTTCTTCATTTTCTTCTTTATTTTCTTCTTTATTTTCTTCTTTATTTTCTTCTTCACTTTCTTCTTCACTTTCTTCTTCACTTTCTTCTTCACTTTCTTCTTCAGCTCCACCAAATTGTTCGAATTCTTTTTCAGCAGGTGATTTTTCTTCTACTTCAGGTTCTCCAATTTCTTCAATTTCAGGTTCTTTAATTTCAGGTTCTTCAATTTCAGGTTCTCCAATTTCTTCAACTTCATCAAAATTATAATTAAGGTTAGGATATACAATATTTAATGATTGTATTGGTTCTCTTAATTGATTATAACCAAATGATTCCATATTATCAAAGGTTGGCATATTTTTTCTTATTCCTTTTTTATCAAAGAATGAAAAATCTCTTTGTAATAAATTTTTTACAATAAACTTATAAACTGATTCTTGATAATTTCCCAT